TTGTTCCACCGTCGTTATAAAGAAGGATGTCCGCGAGAAGCACTTGGTCGTCTATAAGTGATGCCCGCGACGGCAATGTACCAGGAGCAGCTACAAATGATGTACCAATTCCAATTTTGAAATGAAAACTTTCTACTATTGTAAAGAAATAGTGGGCAGACGACGCATCGATCATTTCATCTTGAAGATTCTCATCATAGACCCCAAAGAGGGAAGCAATGATATATTGACCATTCGGGCAAGAAGTGGTCATCAATGCGCCGTCACCGGTTGCAGGTGTGCTATCCCCCTCATCTGTATCACCGCTATAGAGCATGTTGACGGTGGATGCTGGAATGGATATGCGGCGTCCTGCTTGATCCTTACAGACACCTATCGTTACTGATACCTTGTTATCATTTGCAACAGCGGTAACTATTAAACCAGAAAGGATACCACCATATATTGTAGGACTGCCCGTAGCTGCATCTTGACATTCTCCGGCATCGACTGCTTGATTATGTTCAGAGTTTTCAGGGTAATCAAAGGCGGTATCCATATGGCCTTCGGTAACGATTTGTCCATGCCCAAAGTTTTTGCGATCGCTCATTTTGTACTCCTAAGTACTTGAACTATGGCTCAATGATCTGAACCAAATGCATATTTATAGGATCAGCCCAATTGGCAACATCTCTAACAATTCGACGTTCAGTATCTGTTAAAGCGGTATCACTAGTAATAGTATAACTATTTCTAGCAAAATCTGTCGTAGGCCCTAATATCGTTGTGAATCCTAATTTGCCTTTAACGGAGTCTCCCAAGACCCAATATGTACCAGCTATGTATGGCCCAACAATAAAATTATAGCCTAAAAGCAAATGGAGCATCTGCTCGATACCCGTTGCTGTGCCCACTTTCTTATAAAATCCTGGCAAAGCACCGCCCAGTTTGCGTTTTTTTGCTTCTGTACCAATCGGAAATTGGAAAGGGCTCCCCAAATTGTAGAGCAAGTGTGGCAACCAGTTAGTAGCGCACAGAGCTGGATCTTTCAAGTACTGAATGCTATCGCTGGTCAACCACATGGTGTTTAATAGGTCTTGCAGCACAATAGCCATTCGACGAAGCTGCTGAGTACCTTCGGAGAGATCTTGCTCTTTATCTGGTTCCGGCAAGATACCAAAACTCCACATATTGATGCGGTTGTCAGGAATACCAAAATCAGGAGTTGTATGAACCAGACCAATATCAATTGCTTCATTGCCCCAAACATCTTGTACTTTAGTTGCTATAATCTCATATTTACGGCACACTGAGATGGGCATGTTAAAATTAAGATAGACGTATTGATCAGGATCTTCACCAGTTGGTAATTCATCGGTAGGGACAGCCTCAATTGATATGGGAACGGCTTCATAGCCGCATTGATATCTATCAGCCGAATATGTTGAAGAAGTCAGACCTTCTTGATCACTACGGTAACGCAGACGGTAAGGACTTATTGTTAAGGTTAATGTCCGTTCATCTACTAGATAATCATTATCATCGTAGTCTTTACCATCATCATCATCGAAGACTGCACCTGTAAGTGATATCGAGGAGGTTCCGGTATTCACACCTGATACAGGGATTTTATAAAACCCATTGTTGAATGGGAATGATCCAGCTAATACAGCATAATACCCTTCCCAATCTACATCTAACTCTGAACCACGGAAACTGATGCTACAGGGATTTACAGTCTCAATGTTGCCAACGAACCGCTCGTAGAAAAGAGTGGTGTCAGTATCCATCACTTCAGAGAATTTAATCCGTGCTTTTTTGGGTGTAATCCAAAGGATCTCTGAAATCGTCGGCGCGGTTAAATCTTCTGCTGTAAAAGAATAAGTATACGCGAAAGATGGATAACCAGTAATCGCCGCAGCGACAGCAATAGTGACAGTCTCTAATGAACTAAATGGAGTTGTTGGCTGTATAGTTAACCACAGTTCATCATCGACGGTTGCCCCAGGGGAACTAAACGGTGTAGCAGTACCCGTATAACCAGTTTGGAATCCACCGGCTGCTGCGTCGTAAGCTAATTCTGGAGTTCCTATGGAACTGCGCGTAATAGTAACCGTAGTTACAGGGTTCAGTACAATGTCAAGCAAAGAAACAATTTGCAGTGAAATAGCTGAAGTTAATGCGACATCGGTTTCGGTATTATCAGGAACGCGATTAATCGTTGTAATCTGTCCAACCACAGTATCGTAGCGGAGATCATCAACGTAAATTGCTCCAATATTGGATCGAACCGCAGTCACGAAACAAGCTCCAACTTCATTTCAAATTTTACTGTAATGGCACCACTGTATTTAGAAACATTTAACGCCAAAGCGTTTCTAAACCATGTATGTCCATATGGCTCAACAAGGTTGAATCGCTCAATCATACCCCCACCAATGTCAGTATAAGCCCGTCCAACCCAACGCAGTCCGAGTACTTCTACTGTTACATTGCTGCCTATTTCAGCAACGATACTTGCATTCTCAATGATTGCCACAGTGCCAAAAGTGACATACCCTGCCCGTGCTGGAATAGCACTAACGCGGTATATACCATTGTTCGCAGGCGTAGGTGCACCTGTAATCCTCACTAGCAACTCAGTATCATCAGCGGTAAATAGATCAGTATGGTCAATAAGAAGAATGCCTGCCGTACCTGTTCCAGCTCCAAGAAGCCCCGCTGTCTTAAACTCAACGCGGCCATTACTAATCAATACACGCCGTTCAGGCATCGATGGGGTACGCATGTGCCAAGCAAAACGGAGCAGTTGGGATGCAACAGGAACGGAGAATGTTTGCTCAACTGAAATCGCGTCATTGATGTTAAGACGATGTTTCTCAAAAGCAACTGAGTCAGACCCCAAACAGAATACGTGTTCAGCCCCATTGATACCATAACCGGAGTAGTAGTAATACCCGTATGGCAAATAGTAATACTTGCTGCCATAATCATAGCCGGACTCATCAATGCCAAGAATAGGGCTCCCCTGTGGAGTTGAGCTACCTGGTTCGAGTCGCCCATTAAACGTCTCAGGCCATTTCCAAACTGGAGCTGCCATCGGGTCCTTTACTTATGGAGCTATCTGCCTTGATACTGTAAGGTGATCAAATAAACACATCGCGCCAGCCACGCCGTCCGTCTGCATCCCGAAAATAGCATAAAATTGATCTAGATATGGTGAAGATCCAGTCAAAGCGCCCAGCGAATCATCTGTATAAGGCAATGTTGGCGAGCCACTCATTGTTGTCCAAGTCGGCGTAGTTACATTGCCTGTATTGATCCCAACGTTCAGTATAACCTCGCCATGTGGATTAACAAGGACATCTAAACAAAGATGCACCCATGCAGCCGCAACATTCCCTACAGATGTTCTCGCAGCAGTTTCCTGCCAGAGGATTGAACCGCTGCTTTCATCTAGGACACTTGCCAAATCCCCTTTCTTTAATACTGCATGATATGTTGATGCATTGCTCAAACCTAGGATGTATGCTTGAGTTGTATTAACATCTTTACCTAAGGCCAAAGCAATGAAAGGGCTATAACCCAGATTGGCGGTATAGCGCTTCATGGCAGCAGTAATACGTCCGCCCTTCTTAGTACCAGACATGGGCGCAAAGTTGGCCAGGTTACAGTATTTTCCTATTACACCTGCCGCTGTACCGGTTTGATGGAATCCATAGACGAAACTACTGCCACCCACCGGCGGTGTAAAAGCAGTACTCACACCTTGATTTACGTCTGTTAAAGCGCCTGAACCAGTAAGGTCACTCCAATCAGCTTCGGCCATTAATAGCTCCTATGGTAACGTGGTTGTCCACGCTCCTTCAAAGTTCTCATAAGCACGGGTAGCTCCATCGAACATTGCTGCTGTAATTGTGCCCCCACTTCCTAAAGGACTATATCCCGTGCCATGACTTTCATTGCTTGACCACAACTCTTCAAAATCTTCTACATTCTCAGGTGTACCACTCGAATCAAAAGTCCCGATAGATATTG